GATAACATCCAGATTTTCGATTGCTTCCACATACTTGGCATAAGGCATAGCGGCTACACCAATCAATACCCAGCCATTCTTATAAAGGGGTAGTAATTCTGATACGAGCCTTTTAGCCTCTCTCAATCCCGTATATTTATCGGTACCTTTCTTATCTGACAACTCGTAGTTCTCGGTCAATATATCGCCATCCTTGACGATCACATAACCGATAGAGCTACGGAGGTTACCAGTATGATCCTGATAGTTTCCTTTCTTTCGGGCAAGCTTCACGAACTCTTCCCCGGCACGTTGCAATAATTTGTATATCCGCTCTTCCGCCCGGTCCACAAAATAATCAAACCAACGTTCTACTTCTCTATCGCTCCACATCGGAGTCAAACCACCTTTCCTTGCCATCGCTATACATAAATTACAGAGTGAGTCTGAAACGGCTCCCAACAGATAATATCCACATCGAGAGCGATACTATCAATCCGAATCCGTTTTGCATTTTCCACGGGACGTATCTTTGTAGAGAACTCACCGTGTACGATAAATTCCTTTCCATCAACATTCTGCTTTAACTGCTGTCCGCTATTGGATGGAAAGTATTGCCCTGTAACCTCTATTTCCGTCGGTTCTCCGGCAACCCATTCCCCTTTTACCAATTGTCCGGATTGGATTGTTACTATTGCCTTATGTGAATACCGTCTTACCATCTGTTTTGCGCCCTTCCTTTTGGAACTTCAATCTTATTCCCGATCAGTTCTGCTTTCTCCGGTTCTCCACCTTCCCTATACAGCCGTTTTGCCATAGCATCATACCAGGAACGGGGATATGTGATAGAAAGCTTGTTTTCGGTAAAGTCTGGCAGACCACCGACCATGGAATAAAGGTCGGCAGCCACCAGCTTTTGTTTTTGAATATCGATCGTCTTACTATCTTCTGTACCTTCAAAACCGTGTCCCGGCAAAACGACGTTATCCAAAAAATCTTCACAATCCGCGAGACCGGGATAAGCTAGTATTGTATCTCGAATCGTCTTAGCCATGATTGTTATTCTCCGTTTTCAGTATCCTGAATCATCTGATCTTCCGGTTCAACGGTTTCACCTAAGAATGTTGCCGGGATATCATCCGTACCTTCAGTATCTTCAGATGCGTTCCAATCCTGGCCATCCACCTTCATGATGAACATGGCATCCGGATCGTTTACGACAGGGATAGCATTTGCTTCTGCTTTCGTCCATTCCTTGAACGGTTCCAGTTCAGACCATTTGGTAACCAATACCCAATCCTGTTTTACCATGAGGGCAATCTTCTGCAAGGTAGCGGAAGATTCGGCTGCAATCGGTCCGTGCTGGATATCACCAACCTTCAGATCCTCCAGGAAGCATACACGTTTACGCTCCCACGGATTGATCGTCTTACGGCGGTGAGCCTTATCCTCGATACGGACAGACGGATTCACAGTGATGATCTTTACCGGGATTTCCTGTTCGGCCAGATACTCGTTGATAAGATTTTTCGTTACCAATATTTTTGAAGACGAATTAACCCATGCCTTCAATGTGTCGAATGTTGATTTCTGCTTCTTCAATAAAGAGAAGTCAGCCACGTGCATCACTACATAGCGAATCGTTACTCCCTCGGCAGAAGCAGCAACAACCGTATCTTCGATATCCTGCAAGCCGTTAGCCGTTGAAGCGTTGCTCCAATCTACAGAAGATTTACGCTGGTTCTTCTTCGGCATACCGCAACCAACAAACTCAGCCGTAACGACACCGCCATTATTCTTTGCCGACAAATGGAAACCCGCACGGCTCATGAGCTGCATACACCACCATTCGAAACGGGCACGGACGGAGTTATACACGAAATCCTGATCCTTGAAAGCCAGGTTCAGCAATGCCAATTGATCTGCGTCACCCTGTGCGTCACGTTCCAACTGTTTGTACTCGTTGTAATCACTTTCGTTCATACCACGCTTAACGGCTGTCTTTGGAATATCACCGGACAACTTGCTGATTACCTCGCGCGTCTTCTGCGGAGCGGAAGCGTCAAAAGAGATCACATCTGCCATTACCGGAGCACCTTTCTCGCCGGTCAGTGTCTCCCACTTCAACGAAGTCTTTCTTTTCACCCCGAAGAAGTTCGGGAAAACGACTGGTTTCACATGGCGGGTATTCAAACGAGCCGCCATGTTCTTTTTATTCACCTGTTTAATTAAACTTCTTTCCATATATCAGATTTTAATGGATTACACAAAACGGATAAACGACATTAATGCCTTTAAGTCCTTATCTACTGGGAACGGCATACAGGATTCGTTTACCGTACCTCTTACCAATAACCCGGACTGCTGGTTAGCTACAGTCAAGTCGACTTTATTCATCGTGACGACCAATTCGCCATCATAAGGTAACTTGGCGGCTTTCGCAGCCTGCTTGTCTTTAGCCTGAACCAATACTTGACCTTTTGTTGCAGCCCCAATCGTTGCAGCCAGCGTAATCGTATCGAAATCCGCATTACTCTTATCAATAGCTGTGATCTTATCGGAAGCGCCAGTCAAAGCGCCACCAATTGTCACGAAGTCACCCACACCAAACAGATGATTCTTGGACACCTTATAAGTAGTTTCATTGCCAGCATCGGAAGCCATCGCCGTCTTCAATACATGATACAGCCCAGTTTCCGGATCTTTCACCACGATCACGATCGGAGGAAGCTCGTCCAACGACTTGCCATTGAACAAAGCGTTCCGCAAATCCCGGCGGTCAATCGTCCCACCGCCGATCACATCCTCAATAATCTTTTCAATTCCGGGAGGATACTGGAATTCTCTTTCTCTTTTTCTGTACATAACGTTACACTTTTCTTGGATTATTCAATACCCAGGTTCACCACACCGGGATTATTTGCGCTCTTGTCGGCATCCTGATCCATCAGCTTCGCCCAATCCGCCTCGGAACGCTCCGGAAGATTCACGGAACCGGGAGCGTAATCACCACGGGCCACGGCATCATCGATCGCCTTTTGCTGGATTCCGGTAAACTCTTCGGAAAGCGCCTTGATTTGATCCTCGATAGAGGTTTCCGAAGCCAAGTCCACACGTCCCAGCCAGCTATCCGGAAGACCGGCATCCTTCAACTGCTTACGGACTGTTTCTTTCTTAGCCTCGTTTGCCGAGTTGGTAATGGAATCGCCCACCTTCTTAGCCATATCATCGACGCTCTTCCTCATACTTTCCAGATAAGCTTTCAGTTCCGGGCTAAGATCCTTCAACAGCTCTTCTTCCGTTTTCTTGTTCTTATCCGGATCTTCTACCGGTTTACCATCCTTCAACCCATGCTTGGCTTCATAAGCGGCGACAGCGGCCGTTTCAGCCGTAGTCTTAGCTTCATTCTCCGCTTCTTGGATTGCCGGAAGAATATTATCCTTGAACAGGTCCACGAAAGCCTCCATCCCCTCGGCTTTCTCAATCTTGAACGTCTTTTGAATACGTTCCGCATACTTCTCCGGCACGCCTTTTGTCTTACATGCCGCCTTGATTAAATCTAAAATTGTCATAAGAGTTTTCTGTTTAAAATATAAGGGAGAGAAAGAAAATTCCGGGTATAAAAAAAGCCCACCGGACAACCGGCAGGCTTCATTTCAATTATTCCTATAAGAATCTATCTTGTCAAATCATGTGATTGGATCTAAGCCATTGTTTGCCAGAAGGCGTAAGGCAATAGATCAAAAATGCGGCACAAGGTATGCCTATCACGGCGAATCCAATTATAGCTCCCATTACTTATCCTCCTTTTTCTTATTCGTTAATACCAATCCTGCTATTAAGGCTAAAATAGAAGACGTAAAGCCTAGGCCATAAATCAGCCACTTATTATCTTCCATATCCTTGAATAAAGACGCTACCACTACACCTGTAAAGATATATTTCGAGACATCAATCAAATAGTTTCCTAATTTCTCTTTCCACATAACGCAAAAATAGCACAACAAGATGAAAACGCAAAGGTATTTCTATTTTTTCTTGTGGGATTCAGAATTAGTGCTCATCTTTGTGGTGTCTATCATATTTAACTAAGGGATGTGGGCATTTTTTATGCACACACATTTATTGTATAACGATATTTGGTATTCGTGTACCCCTGTGTGGAACTGTAATGGGACCACAACATCCCTTGGAATGTGATAGACAGCAGGAAAGGCACGAATACCTTTTTTTATTATATATGTCTATCAATTCCAAGGATTCCAATGCCGCCAACAATAGTAACGGCAAAAGGACGGCCCAACCCTCCGAAATGGGTAAATACTCCACTCCAGAACTGCAAGCCGCATTCAATACCGGTCGAGAAATCGGAAGAACCGAAGGGATGCTGTACTACATCAAACATGCTTCCGAAAATATGCAAAAGGAGGCTGAGAAGTTAAATTCGAAACTACAGGCACAAAAAGCGAAAGTATAGAAGGT